GGCGTCTTATGGTACATTTAGCACTGGCATTAATATTAGGAACTTGCACAATGTCGTGTTCGCAAGTCCAAGTAAAAGTAGAATTAGAGTGCTTCAATCTATTGGCAGAGGATTGCGTAGACCGAATATGGGCGACATACACACAACCCTTTTAGATATTGCTGATGACTTTACCTATAATGATAGAAAGAATTTTACACTTAATCACTTTTTAGAAAGAATAAACATTTATAATGAAGAAGAATTTGATTACGAAATTGATAAGGTTAGATTATGATAGAGTATTATAAAAAATTAAATATAAAAATGCCTAATATAAACATTATAAAAGGTAAGGTTTATGATAGTTATGGTGTTGAGGAAAATGGAAAATTTATAGGTGTTGAATATGGTAAATTTTTTATCCAAGATAGAAAATCTAAACAAAGTTTTGACAACTTACTCAATATCATACCTGAAAATAAAAAAAAGTATTTTAATCAATCATATATGTTTGCTAATCATACTGTGTATCCACATATTGATGATAACATAAATAGTAGTATAAACATCTATGTTAAAGTGAATGGTGGAAGGACAACATTTCATAAAAAGAAATCAGATGATGTTAAAGATATAAAAAATGTAATTGGTAGATTTGGTGGGGAATACAATAAAGATAGTAAATCAGAGTTTATTGATTTTACTGATGTTGAGGATATTTGTTCTTTTGTAGCAGAAATAGGTGATGTATATATTGTAAATACAAATATATTACATAGTGTTACAAAGGATAAAGATAATAGAATTCTTATTTGTATACATTCAAGTTTATCCATAGATGAAGTAATCAAAATATTTAAAGGAGTATAATATGGAAGATAATACGACTAGGATATTAAAATTAGCTAACGGCGAGAGTATCGTTTGTACTTGTATTCCTACAAGAATAGATGAAGCTTCACCTACTTTGCATGTGATACACCCACTTAAAATGGAATTAAAAAACAAAGTAACTAAGAAAGGTATTGTTGAAGCATTAACTTTATCTCGTTGGTTACAACCATTTACAGAAGTAGATGAATTAGATATTGAAAAATCTACTATCATTACTAATGCTCCAGCATCTTATGCGTTAAATAATTATTATAACTTTATGGTGGATACATATAATGAAGCAGAGGCTAATATGGAAGGTAAAGAAATGACACCAAGTATACAACCAAGATTTACCGAAGATGTTGCAATAGAAGACCAAGAAGAAACAACAGAGGAAGTAAAAAGATTATTTAAACAATACATATCTGCTTTAACAAATAATGGTGAAAGTAAAGAAGAAGATTTAACAGAAGAAGAATTAGATAGTCTACCTTGTAGTGATACTAAACATTAACATGCCTTTAGAGTATAGCTGTATTCTCGGCGGAACACAGCGATTATAATAGCTTTATACAAACATTGTCAAGTCTTTTTTAACAAAAAAGTAAAAAAAGTTTTTATAAAAAAACACAGATATTTCTTGACATAATGTGCCTGAATTTGGTATAGTTACATCATATTATTTTTTAAGGAAAGAAAGTGGCAAAAGACAAAAAAAAGAATGCTCATTACATAGATAACAAAAAGTTTCTAGAGGCAATGAAAGAGTGGAAACAAAAGTGTGATGAAGCAGAAGAAGCTGGTGAGGAAAGACCACAAGTAACTAATTACATAGGTGAATGTTTTCTCAAGATTGCAAATGGTTTATCTTATAGACCTAACTTCATCAACTATACCTATCGTTCAGAAATGGTATCAGATGGTATTGAAAACTGTTTACAATACATACATAACTTTGACCCAGATAAATCAAAGAATCCTTTTGCTTATTTTACTCAAATCATATACTATGCGTTTCTAAGAAGAATACAAAAAGAAAAGAAACAAACACATATCAAAAACAAAATTATTGAGAATAGACAATACGAAACCTTTACTGTAAATGAAGGCGATGATACAATCTATGATGTACAAGGTTTTGACCCAGACATTATGTTACCAGACGAAGATGTTTATGTTGTCAAAAAGAAAGAAAAGAAAGAAGAAGAATCAGAAGGTTTAGAAACCTTTATGGAAACTGATAAAGATACATAATGAAAATAGCACTTATTACTGATACTCATTTCGGTGCAAGAAATGATAACCTAAATTTTAATGAATACTTCTATCAATTCTATGAGGGAGTATTCTTTCCATATCTACAACAAAACAATATTAAAACCTGTATACATTTGGGTGATTGTTTTGATAGGCGTAAGTATGTATCATATAGAACTGCAAAAGATTTTAGAGAGAGATTTATATTACCATTTAATGTATTAGGTATTGACTTACATATGTTAGTTGGTAATCATGATATCTATTATAAGAACACTAGTGAAGTAAACTCACTTACAGAACTGATAGGTGGTAAACATAAAAATATACACATCTATGATGAAGCAACAGAAGTGGATTTTGATGGACTACCAATACTATTCATGCCGTGGATTACACAATCAAATGAACTCTATGCAGAAGGTATGATTGATGAAACCAAAGCTGATATCTGTATGGGTCATTTAGAAATAAATGGTTTTCAAATGAACAAGAATGTTATCATATCACAAGGTGGTAAAGACAAAGAATTTTTTAGAAAGTTTGATACAGTTATGAGTGGACATTTTCATCACAAGTCAGATGATGGTCAGATATATTATCTTGGCACACCATATGAAATATATTGGAATGATTGGGAAGACCCAAAAGGTTTTCATATCTACGATACAGAAACAAGAGAGTTAGAAAGAATAGTTAATCCATATAGTATATACGAAAAAATATATTATGATGATACCAAAGAAAACTATCTAGAACATGATGTATCAAAGTATCAAAACAAATATGTAAAACTTATCGTGGTTAATAAAAAAGACTTATATCAGTTTGACCAATTCTTAGATAAAATGTATACAGCAAATGCATACGATATAAAAATTGTTGAGGACTTTTCAGACTTAGATGCAAGCTCAGTATCAGACGATATCGTAGAAAATACAGAAGATACAGTAACATTATTGAACAAATACATTGATGACTTATCTATTGATTTAAGTAAAGATAGATTAAAGAATCAAATGAAATCTTTATATACAGAGGCACAAGACTTAGACTTAGAATGATTAAATTTGAAAAGGTTCGTTGGAAGAATTTTCTTTCTACAGGAAACCAATTTACAGAAATAGATTTAAATCGTAATGAAACTACACTTATCATAGGTGAGAATGGTGCTGGTAAATCTACTGTGCTTGATGCATTATGTTTTGCATTGTTTGGTAAACCATTTAGAACAATCAGTAAATCTCAATTAATTAATACAGTCAATGCTATGGAAACTGTTGTAGAGATTGAGTTTAGTATTGCAAGTCGTAATTATAAAGTTGTTCGTAGTATCAAACCAAATAAATTTGAAATCTGGCAAAATGATGTAATGATAAATCAAGAAGCCAATAGTCGTGATTATCAAAAGATATTAGAACAACAAATACTTAAATTAAATTATCGTTCATTTACACAAGTAGTTATCTTAGGTAGTTCTACATTTGTTCCATTCATGCAACTCAAAGCAAAATTTAGAAGGGAAGTGGTTGAAGACTTATTAGATATTAAGATATTTTCAACCATGAATTTGTTACTCAAACAAAGATTGAAAGATTTGGTTACTGAATTACAAGAGGTAGAATACAACCATAAGTTATGTAGTGAAAAAATAACTATGCAATCTACACATATTGAGAATATTAAAAACAATGCAGACCTTATCATTAAAGAAAAACAAAGTAACTATGAAAGCAACTCAATAGAATTAGATAAGAAAGTAAATAATAAAAAATCACTAGAACAAAAACAAAAAGAATTATTTTCCTCAGTTGAAGACCAAATCAATATAGAATCTAAAGATGTAAAACTAAAAGACTTGCGTTCTACACTTACAGAGAAACAAAAAGAAAAAGATAGAATGATTAAGTTCTTATCAGAGAATGAAGATTGTCCTGCTTGTGAACAACACATTGATACAGAGTTTAAATCACAAATGATATCTACTAAAGAAACAGAGAAGAAAGAGATTGTAGATGGTCTTACTAAAATGGAAGAAGAACTAAACAAGACACAAAGTAGATTAAATGAAATATCTAAAGTTACAAATGAAATACAAGATAACTCAATACAGATAGCAAGTTTAAATACATCTATACAGGAGTTAGAAAAGTATCAAGTAAAGTTATCAGAAGAAATTAAAGAGTTAGAAAAAAGCACGATTGATAATTCTGACGAAGAACAACTAAAAATACTTCAAACAGAATTTGAGGGTATAGAGAAAAATAGAAAAGATTTAAAAGAAGAAAAAGTTTACAAAGAAGCATCAAAAGCTATGTTACAGGATACAGGTATCAAGACTAAAATTATTAAACAGTATCTACCTGTCATGAATCAATTGATTAATAAGTATCTGGCGTCTATGGAGTTCTATGTAAACTTTAGTTTAGATGAAAACTTTGACGAAACAATCAAGTCAAGATTTCGTGATAACTTTAATTATGCCTCATTTAGTGAGGGTGAAAAAATGAGAATAGATTTAGCATTACTCTTTACATGGAGAGCGATTGCTAAAATGAAAAATAGCACCAACACTAATCTATTAATACTAGATGAAATATTTGATAGTTCGTTAGATAGTGCTGGAACAGATGAGTTTCTCAAAATACTGAATACACTTGAGGGTGAGAATGTATTTGTAATCAGTCATAAACAAGATGTGTTAGTTGATAAATTTAAACACACACTTAAATTTGAGAAGAATAAAAACTTTAGTAAAATGGTGGTAGTATGATTTTAAATGGTGATTGCATTGAAGAAATGCAGAAGTTAATAGATGATGGTGTGCAAGTAGATTCAGTTGTTACTGACCCCCCATATGAACTTGGGTTTATGGGTAGGAGTTGGGATTCAACAGGAATTGCTTTTCAAAAAGAAACATGGGAACTTGCATATAAACTTTTAAAGCCAGGCGGTCATCTACTTGCTTTTTCTGCATCAAGAAATTATCATAGAATGGCAGTTGCAATTGAAGATGTTGGTTTTGAGATTAGGGACCAGATGATGTGGTTGTATGGAAGTGGATTTCCAAAAAGTATGAATGTTGGTAAAGCATTTGATAAAAAATTAGGTAATGAAAGAGTAAAGACTGGCGTGATGAAAACACACTCTAATAAAGGTATGCAAGATTCAGAAGAAAGAACTGCGATTGGTGCTGGTTCATTTGGACAAGTGGTATCAGAAGAAGTTACCATAGGTAATTCTGAATGGGAAGGTTGGGGAACTGCACTAAAACCAGCACACGAACCAATCGTTATGGCAAGAAAACCATTGTCAGAAAAGAGTATTGTAGATAATGTTTTAAAACATAGAACAGGTGCAATCAATATTGATGAGTGTAGAGTAGAAGGTAATGATGCAAAGTATCCAGA